AATTTTTTCTACGTTATCATCCATCTCTTGGATCTTGGCTTCAAACTCCGCTACGTACTTCTCCAATGTCTGGCGTCCAATGGCCTCTTTCTTTGTCCATCGCCCATAGGTGCGACTCTGGCCTGGCATCTTTAGAAGCTTGCCTGTTTCAGCGATGATTTGTCCCAGCTCAGGGATTTTGTCCAATGCTTCTGGTTTAGCATGTACACCTTCGCGCTGATTGTACTCGATAATCTTGTCAAGTGCTTCTGCTTTTTCTGGCAAGTGAAATCCCACTTGTTCTTTGTATGCCTTAGCAAATTTAGGAAGTAAGACAAGGGTATGTTGTACTTTATCCTTGATTCTCACACTTGTTTCTTCAGAGATCGACCCAAATAGCCCCACATAGCCGAGGAGTGCAGTGATTTGCTCGATGAGCGGTTTCGATCGACTTGATGCGCGAATAAGCTGACGCTCTACACTTACATTACCATCACCATCAAAGAAGCCGCCAATCAGACCTGCAATGAACTCCTTATTCGAATGGAATACCGTCGCACCAATCTGCTTTTCATAGGAGCCTGTATTGAAGGTTGCTAGGAGAAAGTCTTTGAGGTCTTTGGAGTACATATTCGTGTCCTTTCCAGGGCCAAACTTTCCATTATAATGATTCACTGCCACTGCCACGCTATGTAGTTTGGCGAATGCCGTTAGTTTTTCTTCTACAATAGGACTGATCTTTGTGATTCGAACTGTATTTCCATTGAATGAACCATCTGCCAGATAGATACCACACACCCATCCAAACTCTCGATTCATCGCAAAGGTAGTAGAGCCCTGCACCACTGTCATAATTGGCTGAGGTACTTCAGGAATCATACGTGCAATAGGAATGCGCATACCCACTTTCAAGTCTGATCCCAACACGGGAACAATTCCTTCAGTAGATCGTTTTAAGAAAGAATGTGTCAGCGTGGCCTTTGTCTTACGTCCCGTGCGTGTTACTACTTCAACTAGTCCACCATTTGCAGGATGACGACTAATTTCGCTGATTCGCTTCCAAGATGTCTTCTCATTCTCGCTCACGCCAACGATATAGTAGTTGTCTTCTAGCGGAAGTACCACACTATTATGGCCAATTGTGATCACTTTTTCTTTGTTTTGCTCCAAAATGGAATCGCAGATGGATCCGATGGTCCCATAATATTTTAAATTTTTATCATTTTGTAATATGATTAACGAGTCTTTTACTTGGCTCATCTGAGTGGCGGGCTCGCCAATTGACTGCGCTGCCACAATACCCACCTGATCACCAGGCTGAACCCATGACTTCATATGCGTAATTACAATAATCTCCATCAACAGTTCAAATGCCTCCTTCGTAAACCGCTCTTTTACAATCAGCTTGTGCGGAGCCAAGTGGAACCGTAGTAGGGCAGCCCAGATCTTATGATACGAATGAGTGCGTTCAATGATCTTTTTAATACCATTTAGAACAATGGCAGGAGTCAGATCGGTTTTCTCCGTTGGTTTAAGGGCACATCGTACTTTGATGTTGAGTACCCATCGTGCCAAGTTGACCGGTGCGAAGACACTGCCTGAATCCAGCGACTTCTTCTGAAAGACTTCCTCCACCATCATCCGTTGGTCAAAGAGGAGATCGTTGACATATTCCGTGATGAGCTCTGCATCAGCGTCGCGAATCGTTCCATCTTTTAACACCGTGCTCCAGTCAACCTGCTTCATACCGAATTGGTCTTCAATGTCTTGCTTGGAGAGCTTACCAATCGGCAAACTCTGCGTCTCAATCTTAGTGGGATCAATTCCATCTTCGCCATAGTGAAATTGAATCACGTTATTATTCGCATCTCGCACAGTGCCGTCATGCTGAACCGTCAGATCCTCCATTGATTTGATGAGCTGACGTTGAATGTACCCTGTATCGGCCGTATCGCGGCAAACGAGCCCATTTGCAATCATAAAGTTCAGCGTAGACGGAACAGTGACATCATAGAGCTTGGGATGCGCTTCAACCGACATTGGAGTGATAGATACAATTTCATCCATGGCAATATCGTTGATTGATGGGAAATTGCGATGTTCATGTGCATGTTTGATTTGCTTAACACGATCCTGCTTGTCCTTTGAAATCAATGGGATCTCCGTGGCAAACTTGGTGGCCCACTTGGCACAAATGGCAAAGCGATAGGTTGGCAGAATCTTCTCCACTGGTGTCATCACATTATTCGACTTCAACTGAACCTTTGACATCTTACCAAAGATGCCAAACCGTGAGCACAACAGAGAAATTCCTTCAATCAGCCGTTTAGATGCCGATCCAGCGGTAATACTTCCCTTCTTGACATCCACTGTGCCATCTCCGCTAAAGTATCCGTTTAGCAGACCTCGGATAAACTCCTTAGAAGCACCGAATGCCTCATCGGGTACATACTTATTGGCAGAGCCAGCTCCCAAGAAGGCTTCAAAGAACTGTCCTAGTAGTCGTGAGAATCCACGCACCCCATGCGATTGGCTCTTGGTAACACCCGTTCTCGTTTTGTTCTCCATGGTACGGAATCGCTCATTCACATTGATTCCAAGTGATTCAAACCACTCCATCGCAAAGGTGCGAATGGTCTGATCATTATTAGCGATGCTCACATAGCCGCTCTGCAGGTGTGAATTTCCTTCAGCCAAGTACAGGCCAAAGAAGAGACCATTTCGTTCATTGAGCTCCATTTGTTCAGGTAGGGAATAGTTCGGCCCCTTTAATTTTTTAGCATATTTCATCATGTTCACATGCGTCATCATGGCTGGAGGTTCAGGTAGTTGAACCACTGTAGGCAAATAATCGCCTGCTTTCACCTCAGGTGATGGCTTTGGATGAAATGATTTCGTTTCCTGATTCCATACAATCAAGGATTGTGACTTAGCAACTGTTACATGACGACCGCCTTTTGTCGTTACATCGTACAAACATTCTCCAGGGTCATGCCGAGTAACGGCGGTTAGCTCACCCCATGACATAATACCCTTCTCATTGCAAGTAGGAATATAGACTTTTTTAGATAGCTTCAAGAGTTCCATATTCGCTTGTTCATGGTGTTCTACCTCTTCGGGCTTGGCTGATGATAAATGATTATCAATCCAGGTACCGATCTTAGTCCACTTGGGTTGACCATCTTCCATGAGCATGATCTCCGTATCAGCCGTCACAGATTTCACAGCGGTATCAATCAACCCTTCACGACCCGACATGGCGTGAAAGAAGAACTGTTGTGGTGTCAGCCCGCGAATGAACGACGACTCAATAAACCCGCGGGCTTCCGAGCTATCATCGTATTTCTTGTAGTGCGGTAACGTACGATCCGTGAATCCATAGGTAACACGCTTTCCCTCAATAGCAGTCTGGCCGAGACACGCCATCATTTGCGCCACGTTCAGGGGCTCACCCTTTGAGCCTGAACGGACCATGGCCAAGAGACGATTCTCAGCCGACAAGGATTGCTGACCTGTCGAACCCGCATCTGACGTGGCCTGGTTTAGAATCCCAAAGATCTGATCTTCGAACTCTTGTTGATTGGTCTTTCCCGTGTTGTTGTCAAACAAATCAAGATGCACCTGCAAGATCACTTGTTCAACCTGCTTCTTTTTCTCTTGGATTTTACGATCAATCTCCTTCTTCGTTTCCTCATCAGCAATCAAATCACTGATTCCTACACTAAACCCATTCAAGACGAGAAAGTTTTCAATCGTGTTCTGCAGGGCATCTAGCAATTCTACCGTGTCCTTCGGACCACAGTCATTGTAGGCCACATGGATAATCCCCTTCGACGGCTTCATGTAAATATCACCATCCACTACACCCTGCTGGATATCGCCCTGGACAATCTTGACATAGTTATTTGACGTGTTGTTGTCTTTTTCTCCGTCATAGGACTTGTTTCCCATTTCCATGTTAATCGGCGGCATTAGCGCTCCCAGCACTTGTTGACCCGTCCACCGTTGTTTTCCTTCTACTCCTGCGCGAGAGACGGGCATGGTCCCGTCAAATCGCTTGTTCCACATCATCAGGTTCATGAATTCACGCCGCGTAAACTCAATGCCTGGTTGCGTGAGACGATACGATCCCACGAGTGTATCTTGATACACACCAATCAGCGGTTTGCCGTGACGGGCTGTAATAATATGGTGCGGCACCGCCGCAATTTCTTCTAGTTCTACCATGGCTTCATAGCTCTGTGGCAGATGCGCGTTCATTTCGTCGCCATCAAACGTCTAAACTCTTACTTTCGCTAAGAGACTAGAGTATACCTTAAGCCAGAATGTACAAAGTTCATAGTACACTCCAACCGACCCACGTCTACTCGTTGCACAGCATCCGTATTTGTATTATATTCTTAATACAAACCGTTAGGACTTGGCTCAGGATATCCCATTGTTTACCACCCCCTCTGGGGGTCAGGCTCACATCTTATTGCGTTGTTACGTGTCTCGCCTGTCTTTGACAGGCTTGGTCCATTTCGGTCTTTCTCCGTGGCCCCACTCTCTTTTCAAAGAATGGTTCGTAGCAATAAGCTTTAGGGGTTCCCCTGAATTTGAGGGTCTTGCATATGGCACTCTTTGCGAGTGCTACATACTAGATGATTATATTACAGATTATCATGGCGAGTGATAACCCATAGTTGTAATTACACTGTTTTCCTCGATAGATGATACAACACCCTATCAAGCAGTCACCTGTTGCGAACTTTTAATGGAATCATTAATTAATTTTTCAGATATATTCAGTTCAGCTACAAACTGTTTGGCAATTTCATATGCCTCTTCTTTTGAAATGGTCTTTCCACCAAAGCAAATGCGTTTATGCTCTTTGCTCAGTGTCATCTCACTTGTACCAATGTAAACTGCAATTAAGCTGGAGGCACTTGTGATACGAACAGACGTAATCTCTTTCTCCTTGAACTCTGCCAACTTAGACGCATATTTTTCGGACAATACTGTGCTATACGCAGTAGATACAGTAGAAGGACACCCAAGACGTTCGAGAAAGTCGGTTACTTCTTCCATCGTATCTTCATAGGTATTCTCCTCTTTTTGTCCAAATGCAATTCGCTCTCGTGTACCATCCAGCATCGTTAAGTAGACATACGCTGATTTCAACTCTCCATCCTTACGAATTGGCGAAATCACAGCATTGGAGACTTTCCCCTCATAAAACACATGAAGGTTAGACGTTTCTCTATGCCGATTTCGCGAATGTGATGCTACATTGTAGCCATGAGGATGAATCGTGTTTCGTTCAGCGATGTAGTGCGCTTCACGTTCATCGAGAAGCTCCAAAAGATTGGTTTCCAACACTTCTACCACGAAATTGTCGCGTCCATATTGTTGTATAGCCCTGCACAATGGAGTATTGCGAACATGCGATGTCGCAACATGATCATTCCATCGTCCTGATGCCCCATAGTTGTAAGGTTTGCCATTTTTATATTTAAATTGTGTAGCTTGACCGATATATTTTAAGTTTGTAGTTATACAACTTATCTGATAAATTACGCCGGACATTAGATCTAATTATCTATACTGCCATGGCTTTATATTCCTGCCCCAAATCCGCGTTATAAGGCCGGGTAGTGAGAACATTCATCCGAAACGTTTTGTAAGGAAGAACTTTCACCCGATGCCCCATCATCGACATCTTATGAAGAGTCGGTTGTCGATTAAAGAGTAGAATGTCATTATCGAGAAGATGGCGGTTCACCACATCTCCTTCGTAAAGAACAATCTCACTCGTGTTCACATGTTTTAGCGAAATCATGCGACCGTCCTTGCGCACAATCGTCTTAGCCCCTGGCCAAACATCTGCTCCATTCTGCACGAGCTTGTACAACTTATCCAGATTGTAGCTCGTGACATTTTCAGGACTCGTCAGGTTCATGGCGATCTCTTTCGGAACACCAATCTCGGCCACGCTCAGATTGGGGTCAGGCGTAATGACCGAACGAGCCGACATTTCCACACGCTTACCCTGAATGTTATAGCGGATACGCCCTTCTTTACCACCCAGCCGTTGTTGAATCGATTTGAGCGGACGGCCACTGCGTTGTGCCGACGGCGCCACGCCAGGAATTTCGTTGTCCACCAGCGTCGCCACATGGTACTGCACCACGTTCGTCATTTCATCAATCACATTCTTACTGGAGTTTCCCTCAATCTTTTGCTGTAGGGTTTTATCGTTTTTGATGATGTCAAACAGTTTGTGCGTCAAGTCATCCTCTGAGCGCTGGTTGTTGTCCTGGACGACCGAGGGACGAACCTGCGGGGGCGGAATACGCAGAATGGTGCAGATCATCCAATCAGGTCGGCACCAATAACGACTCAGCCCCATGAAGTCCACGTCCTCATCTGAGATGCGTCGAAAGAGACGATGTACGTATTCCACTTCCAACGGTTGCAATTGCGCTGGTTTCATTTCCATGTAGTGCGCCACAATCCGAGCAATGCCTTCGCGAGTGAACTTGTCAGGCTGAGGTGCACCGCACCCATCCTCGCATTCTTGCCCACACCGCTTGATATTGGATGAGAGTGCGAGGACCTCCTTCCACCGCGCTTCGCCTTTACGACTCAACAGATCCTTGTGCAACTCTTTGTCAATCCGCAACTTAGAGCACCGAATGCAGATGCACTTCAGAACGTTCATGATCATGCCGTGAAACTGAATGTAATATACGGGGCGAGTCAAACGATAATGTCCAAAGTGACCGGGACAGCCATGATTGGTTTGACCACACGTACGACACACTTTACCATTATCAAGTACACCCATTCGTGGGTCGAAGAGTCCGCCAATCTTGGGTTCATTGCCTTCATGCGTGGTTTGTGTAGTAATCTCCACAACGGAACTTCGCTCGATTTCGTCAGGGGATAAAATACTGAACTGAACTCCGACAATGGATTCAATCTCAGACGAATGTTGGTTGAAACCAGCGGGCATTCTGTCTTGGAGGTAGAAACTGTTAGCTCTTCTCCTACCAGGTTTAGCAATCAATTTTACCATTTTAGGATCTTTAGGTTCCTTTATATGATTTGTAGTACAGTTGTATTATATTTATAGTACTTTATATTACACTTATCATAAGTAGAATATAAATTATAAATAGTGTATATTTCACATATATGTACTATAAAATTGAAGATACACATAGATAATTCTAAAAGATACACATGACGACGCGATTTGAAGATGTTGTTGAACTCAGTATCCTGTCCTATCTTCATTATCCTGAGCTACCCGCCCTAAAAGAAACTTCTGAAGAAATCCATAAATTATCTATGAAATACCCTTTAACTTTTTATGGGTTTGAGTTACCTAATGCCGACGATGAATTATTTGTACAGGATCTATTCCATAAAAACTATACCTCTTTGGAGGAACGATTAATAAAAAGAGAAGATCAGCGTATCCTGTCACCCTATTCTAGTCTAAATCCACAAGGGCAATGGATTCCCTCTATGTATCGTGCCACGATTTATAACAAACTATGGCATAATTTTACCTGCATGGAACTCGTATACATATTAGGGGATTTTACAGCCTATCAGCTTCTAACGAAATACGAACGAAGTACTGTTCATAGAATTGGTGGGTGGGATTCTACCTATGTGGATGATGCCATTCATCTACTAGAAACACACGGTGAACATTCTAAAAAAAATAAATTAATTGCATTGCGGCCATTATATGATCAACCTAAATGAAGAATAATACGCTCCTTCCAATTCCTTGCATTTGGAGTAAATGCACATGTAATCGTAACTTCTCTTAAATCGGTTACATCTATCTCTGTCTTTTCATCGCGTGACAGAACTGTATTTTCGGAGATTGCTTGATACGTAGCGGATACCATTCGTTTCCATTCAGGTACATACATCACTACTTTGACAGTGTTTGCTTCTAATTTTATTTTTTCCATGATTAGCCCCTCAAAGACAGTATTTCCTGTAGAAATGGCTTCAAGAAATGCCATGTCTCTTGCAAACCGTTTCGTCGCTTTCATTCGCTGATTCATATCATACATCGCAATGGGAACAATATAATATTCTAAGTCCTTTTGTAACATGGTTCTGCGAATAATCCGTTTTAGAACACGTTGGTTCACCAAATCGGCGTATCGCCGAATGGGACTGGATGCATGCGCATACTCTTGAGCCCCCAGGCCATAATGAGCAGTGTCCTCTTCTTCTGCTAGACAGTATTCGGCTGAGGAGAATGCCAATTGCTGTAGGTTCTGAAAGAGTGACATCCCTGAAGGAGACTCAGATGCATACCGTTTATAACGCTCCAACTTTTCCAAGTCAGGTGCACTGTGTTTTCGTAAAACTCCCATTTTCGCTTGTTTTAAAAGAGCGCCGGCCTCTGTATTGTAAAAGATCATCATTTGTTCTACCCATTTATGCGAGTCTTCTACCGACTCTTTGGCTAAGTAGGATGCAATAGATTTTAATATATCTTTATACACTACGTCTTCTGCTTGAAATTCATCATAGCTATAGGAACGATCGACTGCGAGTATGGTTTCCAACCAGACGGGCTGCGATATACGGTGCCCGTCCCAGATGAATTGCAGGGAAACACCATAACGATGCGCTCCATTTTTTAAAGAGCAGGTTCCTTCTGAATATGCGGCAGGCAACATCGGTCGTAACACATGTCCTTCTGGAGAATACAATGTTTGTCCAATTAAGGACGCCATAATATCCACGGGACTGCCATCTTCTACGTAGGATGCTACATCACTAATCGTAATTGTTACTGTCCAGATATTATTATGGAACAATTCAAAGGTAAAGACATCGTCCACATCTTTGCATCCTTCTGGATCAATGTTAAATGTATACCCTCCAAGCATGGTGCGCCGTGCATCCTTTGGATTCTCCTTTTGTTGTGGGGAATAATCATAGTTAGGCCATTTATAGGGACAGGCCTGCCAGATGAGCGCCTTCCGTTCTGCATCAATGTCGCCACTTGGCCCAATTAATTGCTGAAGGGCTCCGCGAGGAAAGACCGATGGTACTCCGTTAGACCATTTCTCAAACTTGATAAGTCCAATCATATTTCGTGTGGTATCTTTTTCGGAACATCCCACAATAAAATGCGGATACTTTTTATCATAAGGAGTAAAGAGATACATAGAAATACCTCGTTTGGTTAGACCATACTTAGATTTATTGGTAAGTTCAATCGTACCCACAATCAGCGGATGTTCATCGCGATGCTCTAACTCACATTGTTCTGAATTCCATGCAACATGATCCCCTGGAAGACACGTATTGGCTTTTTTGGCTCCTTGAAATTCATGGAGTTTGATACCTGTATCACTGAGAATAATAAAGGTATCATAATCCGAGGTTTGCAGAATACCACGCAGTCCCTGTGGCTTATCTTGCTTTTTTACTTGGAAGATGGATTCGAGTAATGCTTCGCCTTTACTCATGTATAGGATGCTTTATTATTAAAGTCAAGCTATTATCAATTTTATAATTAACATGCTAAAAATGATACAACAATAATATAGCATTCTATAAAATGAGCGGTGGAAGATTTATATGTGGGATGCGACGTTTTGATAAACATAAAGTGGCGAATGATAAGCCGACGAATGTAACTATGTATAACGAACAGCAACAAAAACTAAGTGAATTACTACGGCTAAGAGAAGAACAAGATAAAGGAGTTTTTGTTCCTATTCAGAGTAAACCCATTGTTTCAATTGAACCAACGATATCTTCTTCAACTATAATGTATACGCCTTGGAAAACACCATCAAGCACTTTTAGCACTTTTAGCACTTTTTAAGAAAAAGTGCGCAAAAAGTTTTAAATAGATTATTCGTGCCTATTCGTGCACTTTTTAAGAAAAAGTGCGCAAAAAGTTTTAAATAGATTATTCGTATTTATTTGTGTTTTTTGCGCACTTTTTTCTAAAAAGTGCTTACCAGTTAAATGTCTTATATGATTTCCATATATCCCTTGTAAGATGCGAAAATTGTTTTACTTGTTCAAACGTACAAACAGTTGCTCTAGATTTAATAAGTAAAAAGGTTGCCTCGCCCATAAAGGATGGAATAAATACACGATAGGGAACAATCTCATAATCTGCAATAAAATGATCATGCACGGATGCGTTCTGGGGAGACTGTAATCTCGTCAGAATGGAGATGGGAGATGCATGTTGACGAAGCATCTGTGATAGCACGTGATAGGATTGTTCTTTTTGAGATATACAACGCATTCCTGAATATATCACGATGGAGCCATTTGTCCAGTAGGGTAAATGATAAAGTAGGGTAGTCCATTTATCCTTATCATCCTCAGAATAATCAAATAAATCAATAATAATTACATCGTACTGTTTTACAGGATGTGTCTTAATCGTTTCAAAAATATTGTCATAATGAAGGTTCAGTCGCGAATCCTCCCACGCACCTTTGGCCCATTGCGGATATTTCTCTTTGAATAAGGAAACTATATCTTTATCCCAATCATACATGTCTACCTGTTCCACATCGGGCCATTTGAGAACCTCTCGTGCAGTAGCTCCTTCTCCTCCGCCCACAATCATGATGCGTTTTCTGTAAAAGGCACATGCCATTGCAGGATGAACCAGTGTTTCATGATAGACTGCTTCATCTACTTCACTACTCTGAATGGTATTGTCCATATAACATGTTAGTCCCCACCGAGGATGCTCTACCATTTCCACATGTGTATTTCGCTGTGTAATGATGGAGTCAATGGACTGAATATTTTTCCAACTTATACCTAAATCAGGAGATGAATCTTCATAATAAATAAGGGACATTACTTATTATGGGTATGCATCATTTAGGTTATGATATACATATTATCCTGCACGTACTACATTTATTCCAATACCACCTCCACCACCACCGCCCGTGCATATCCAAAAATTGCCAGCCGTTAATGAATTGATAGCATAGTTTGCGGGAACGCCCTCTGAAATGGGGCCATTTACTTGTTGGACATACGAAAAAATATAATCAATGCGACCCCGTGTTTGTAAATATAATCGTTTTCCCAAATCACGAAAGACATCGCCTGTATTAAATGATCGTCCATAATTAATATATCCAATAAATGTGTCTGCATTAACTGTATTTAGAATCATCCCATCGTATAAAATAATAGACGATGCATTCGCCGCGACTGCATTTTCTAATTTTAGTTCTGTAAAGCCGGCATCACCTGCAATAGCAAAGATTAACCGTGATTTATTTGGAATCTGCGAAAAACCACGTTGTATGGACATGTTATACTAGTACGTTTGAAATAAAGTACGCGTTTTATTTACCGGTAGAGCCAAATCCTCCTACTCCCCTATCCGTGGTCGGCATGGAATCCACCATACGAATATGCCGAATCCACCCCATGTCAGGAGCCAGAATTTGAAAAAGTCGGTCGCCTTTTTCCACATTGGAATTTGCAGTAAGGGACCATACAGGAGCCTTGAGTTCACCGCGATAACTTTTATCGATCACACCCGCCGAATTTGCCATGATGAGACCCGATTTATAAATGGAGGAACGCGGCAGCAAAAAGAAATGACTATCGGTTTTCAAATAATCATTGGAGGTTCCATGTGGCATCGGTTCTACTTTGATAAGACGGGCCGTTAGACCAAAAGGAATAAACATCGGTGTTTGCTCTACACGAACCGCATCAGCTGCGTGAAGGTCCACGCCAGCATTTTCATCCGAACGATTGAATTGCCCCGTTCCATAAAAAGTGCGAATGGACGGCTCCATGGACTGAATCTCCAGCTCATACCAAACTGGATTCATTCTATAGAAAGATCGGCCATGTTCTTTAGATTCATTGTATCTATTGCTTCTTTCCAAACAGAAGCCTCGTTCCATTTACCATTTCGTTCGGTATGGCAAGAAAGAATATGTGATGATATATATACATCTGGATGTGAATTAATAAATAAAACATTGTGTTTATTGTAGTATTTTTTTTAATAGTTCTTGTAATATCATTACATCGGAATTTCCATGGCGGCATAAAACCATAATTGGTTTATCACTTTGTACAATTGTTAAAAATCGTTGTATTCTTCTTTCATATTTCTCTTTTACTGTAGAATAGTATTTCTCCCAATCTTCTACAATCCCTCTTTCCTCTTCTTCACTAAAGAAAGTATCTTCCTTTGAGACAGTATCTAATTCAGCTGTTTCTAAAGGATAATCGTGTGGAAATTCAAACCCATATGCATCTATTAATCGTTTTTTATTGTAATTAAAATGTAAACCGGTATGAAATTTTGAGAAATTATCTTTAAAGCATTCTTCTAAACTGCTTATAGTAGATACAACCCAATCAAATGGAAGGGCGTATTCTCGTAGCCCCATTTCTCTTAAAGCACCCGCAGGACTACAATCGTATCTAAGTGTTAAAAAATGATACATTTATACTATATCATTTTTTAAAGTTTAAATACTATACACAAATGATTAGATTAATTTTATCTTCTTTGATAATTTTGCAATATGCTTCATGGTTTTCTGTGTTTTACGTATAATAATAGATTTATGTTTTTTATTTTGCTTGCGTGTCTTTGCAAATTTCATACCTCCTCCTTGCTGGTTATTTTCTTGCTGGTTATTTTCTTGCTCATTATTTGCATTTCCAAAATTTACATTATGTGCATTTGCAATATCATCCACGATAGGTGCAATCTCAGCTGCAGCATGTGCTGCAGCATCATGTGCTCCTTCTTGTATATCAGATGCATTAGCAGGTACATTCGCAGGTGCATTATTATTCCATTTGCGTTCAGCAATCGCTTTTGCAAAAATAGCACGAGCTTTTGGCATCATAGCTTGTCTAGTAGAATAATCATCTGCCGCATTCGATGCTGCATCACGCTTTTCTTTTGCAGATAATGCTGAGTCTTTATTATCTTCATAATATTTACGAATAACAAGAATACGTGCATATAATTCTGGACGCTCTCCTCCTGCACATGTGCCATAATCATCTACTAGTATACCGTATCTAGTTCTTTTTGTCTTAGATGGTGCATATGTATATGGGGCTTTTTCTGTGAGATGTTTATGACCAACACATGGTCTGCCACATTCTATGCAAAATTCAAGATGAACAGGCATATCGTAAGCCTGTTGTCCATATTCATTTCGCATTAATTCTCTACCAACCTCTCTATATTTATTACGTAATGCCACATTCAAAAATGCAGGTTCACAATGAGGATAATTAGTATCTTGTGGCCCTGATATATTTTTATGTGTTATATATGCACATCCTTCTGCACGAGATGCTGGTGTCAAACAGTATGGGCATATTCCCTCTTCAAAAATAGCACCAAAACCAACAGGGTCTGGTTTTTTTGTATTTTCAAGAATTGTAGTATATAATTCAATTGTATTTGTTAGATCTGGATTAATAGGCACAGGTTTTATATATTGCTCGTAATATTCATTAGATACGATATATTTAACAACAGGGAATGTCATATATTTTTTGCATCCAGGAACTATACATTTAACTTGCGTTTTATTTGGCGATAACTTAAAATCATTTATATATCTTTTAAGACAGTCTCCACAAAAGGCCTCATCTAAACTATGCTCATGAAAATCATAGACAGATTTAATAGTATTACATCCGCTACAATATGCATGTCGTAAACACCGTTCTTTTAAGGCATTATAATACGTCATTAATAACGGATCGAATTTTTTATACTTATTCTCATTCTCCCCAAATTGCATTCTTTGTAACAAATCCAGCTCCTTTATTAACTTATATAGTGTTTTTGTATTATAGGCAAACCCATCCAAACACTCTACTACATATTCATTAATTTCCCATGTATTTAGTAATAATAATAAATTTGTAGAACGATAATATGCAAGTATTGCAGCATCTCCATTTATTTTATGTATCTTAGAAAAAAGAGTAATTAATTTTTCATTTTTAATATACATATTTTCTATTTCTTTTTCTTTACCACCATAATTATTATTACTAGTTATAAATGAAGCTGCATTAATTGTGTCTGTTATATCATAATCTTCTGAATCATACCCTGCTACGATTGCCTGTTGCATATATCCTTTTGCAGTATCTGGTGGAGGTATACATACATTTCTATGATAAGAGGGTTTACCGCCAAATGCATCAAGCATATATAATGAAGTAGTTGATGATCTCAAAGGAAGTGCTAATATATTGTCCCATGTAATTTCCTCTGGTTTATCGATGTCAGGGGATGGCTTCACATTGTCTCTTACACCTATTACCCATTTTAATAAAACATGTGATACCCACCGCATTAATAAGGTTTTGTCATCGTATTTAAAACATTTCATAGATTTCTTCTTCGTTATATTTGGTTCATTTGGTTTTCTAATAATGAATCCATCTTTATAAGATGCATATTCTTTGTCATGAATACGTATTGTGTAACCCCTTGCTGCATATTTATCTATACGACGTTTGAGGAAAAAATTACCCTCTAAATACAGTGGAATATATTCTCCCTGAAGCGTTCCATTTTTAGTAAGCACATCCTCTTTATAGCTTGCATAAATACGTTCTCCATCAAACCATGTTTGACAAAAAGATAAATCAAAATTATTTACAACTTGTAAGGGTGTTCTACGATTGCGTACAACCATAATATCAATTTCATATTTTATACTTTGGAACGATAACTTTTTTCTGGGAGTATCTGGTGGAGTGGAATCCCTTGGATCCCGTCTTTTATGTCTAATATTAAATATTAATTTAATGCCATTTTTATTTAAAAACGATTTGCAATACAATGATGGTTCTTTAATATCTAAAAAATAATTATCTATATCTATTAATTCTAATAATCCTTTTATAAATGCTTCTATATATGTAGCCGATACATAAATATCAATATCTTTTTTACCTACATCAAGGAGTCTATAAGTATAGAAATTTGGCTGTTTACCTCTTTCGAGTATTTTTTCCATAACATCATTTTCATGAATAGCATCTAATACACCACCTCCTGCAATAAGTGCACCACAATCCTTTAATAATTTAAAAAATTTGGAATTGATATCCTTTTCGCTACGTAATACCTTAAATTTATTTAGCATACTATCCATTTTTTCAAGAGACGTTTTATCATCATATACCGTATCATATTTTTCTTCTTTTTCATGTTTCTCTTCTTTGTCATCTACCTCTTTTTTTTGTACCTCTTCTGCCATTACCTATCTATATTATAGTCGCAAATATAAACTATCTGATACAACTACATCGCGAACCAAGTAGGATCGTACTTCCATCATTTTTTCAATCTGATCCGTATGCTGACAATAGGTGGCCATTGCGAGCCATTCATCTAACATATTCGCAATCTTCATCACAGAACGAATAAAGTTTCCTTCAAAGAGATCATGACCAGAACAAATAACCGATGCATGCTCACCCTCTAACCATCGCTTCATCGGCTCGATCATCTTGGTGGAAGTTGTCCAATAATTTCGGATCGGATACCCTACCTTGCTTTCTAGCGTTTTGAATTGTATAATCATTTGCTCCAGACTCAGAATGACATTTTTTACGTCGCTTGACACATGAATATCATAAAGAGCAGGATTGTCCTCTGTATCTTTTTTCTCCTGAAAGCACGCCAACACACATACCAGTTCTACACCAGATAGTGCATGGCATAGTTCTTTTGTATACAATTCTGTCATCAGAATCGCATGCCCCTCATTCACTTCTGTCGCCAGAATCCCCTTTAAGGTCAGATCTTTATTTGTCAATGTATGAGAATCATTATGCTTAATATACCCCATTTCATAAAGGAACTGAATAACTGGATCAATACTACTTTCATGCTCTTCTAAACAAGCGATATCATATTCTAGATTCTCAATCTTCTTTTCTAGTCCATGTAGGCTCTGATAATCCGTCCATGCCTTTGTCCATTTTGGACCAACCTGTTTATTTTTTAAGGAATCCAGTTGACGCTGAGCATCTTTCCGTGCCGCATTCACGGTTGTCTTAATGACTTGTTCTAACTCCTGTCTCTTTTTGCATTCACTCAAGAAGGGTTCTACCAAATTCATGTCTTGAATACTTACCTTGATTTGATCCCGTTCTTTTTGAAGGCGATTGATTTCATCTTGTTGTTGCCGAAACCAATAACTCTGTTCCATGATCTGAAGCCACTTTAGGGGTTCATCGGATGCTTGAATCGTTTTTAGAAAGAAGTCATAATGAAAATCCATCCGACTTTGGATCGGTGGTTTGGCCCCTTTCATCATGGTCTGCATCTCGATTGGCCAAACAGGCTCGCGATCAGGTAGATAAATTACCACTCCTTTATCATCTTTCCCACGCCGCCCTGCGCGACCCGCCATTTGCAGGTATTCATCGTTTCGCAAGAGACGCATCGAGGCGGTTAGATCGTCGTATTTTTTGAACCCTGCAAATAAAACCGTTTTTGTAGGCATGTTCAGGCCCACTGCGAATGTCTCTGTACAGAACATGATTTTTACCAACCCTTTGGAAAAGAGAATTTCTACAATTTCTTTTAACAAGGGAAGCAGCCCACTGTGATGAAAGGCGACACCTTTGCACAACAATGAATAGATTTGATGATATTGAGGAACCTTTTCAAGGACGTCCATGTGCCTGTGCAAATGAAATCCAATCAGGTGTTTGACAGAGGCAATATCGGCAGGGGATAACAGTGTATGCTCTACTTTATCAGCGTAGGATTCGCACTGTTTGCGACTTAGGACAAAGAACAGAGCTGGCAACAATTCCTTCTTTTCCAGCATCGCAACCGTTTCATTCAGTTGGTGTACAAAATGCGAACGGTGTACTTTCCCTTCCACGCCCCCTTTCATCTCCCCTCCTTTTTTTACATCTGACACTTTTTGCTGAAATGCATATTCGGCATCTTTTAGATGATGCTTCGCTTTGAACCAATTTGTGTATACGCTTTCATGATACACATCATTTCCATTCTTCGGTTCCATGAGTGTAACCAACTTATAGTCCTCATCTAATAGATAATGGGTGAGTGGTACAATTCGGTAGTGGGTTTCGATCAAATGAATCGGCTTCTTCTTCAATGCGCCGAGCCACGATGCGAGGTACTCAGGATGATCCAGTGTGGCAGACAGCATGACCATATTGATTTCAGATGGAAGTAAAATCATGGTTTCTTCCCAGATGGTACCACGGTCTTTGTCATTGATATAATGACATTCATCAAAGATGACTGCGTCTAATTCTTCTAAGGACAATGACGCAGTTAGACCAAGATGTTCGGTTGTCGTCCCTTTTTTATAGAGAAGATTTCGCAAGATTTCGGTAGTCATGATTACAATTTGAGCATCAGGGCAGAATTTCATGTCGCCTGTCATGATGCCAACGGTAGCTTCAGGAAACAAGTGCTTCAAATCATGAAACTTTTGATTGGATAGTGATTTGATGGGGGTCGTGTAAAAGACACGTTTTCCTTTTTTTAGAGAGTGATGGATTTGATACTCGCCGACCAGTGTTTTGCCAGAACCGGTTTTTGCACAGACGAGGACATTTTCATCTTTGGAGATCGCTGCGAAGGCATGTTGTTGAAAGGCATCGAGGGGGAAGGTGTAGGGATTCACAAAGTGAGAGGTTGGAGGTATAGACAAATCGGGTTGAATGAGATAGGACATTGTACTGTCTATCTAGCATACCATCCATGTCAATTTTATAATACGCGTTTATTCTTTTTTGTTTTTCTTTTACGGGTTTTTTGTTTAGAGGATCCTCCTTGTTTCACAGATTCCATTTCTTTTAATTTCATAGGAACAATGGCCGTAAGTAAATGTTCCATAGTTGTCACTCTTCCAGAATCAATTCCTTTCATATAATCTTTCCGATTCATATTTAATTCAGTTAGTACATTTGGAGTAAAGCCAAGCTTATGATAAATATGACCCTTTATACGCCGTTGATTACCTACAGTAGCATCTTCTAGTTTTACAAAAGCAAGTTGTTTCTCTTCAAACTCTAAAAATGCAAGACACACTGTATAAAGAAGAAGTTTTGTGGCATGACCTTGGCCACGGTAGCCTTCATTTGTAGAAAGATAATTAATATAAATTCCATTATAGGATTGTGTTGTATTACTGTTTGTATTACGGCGTGTATGATGTATTTTAAATTTTTCTGTTATTAGTGAAATTGCGATTGTACATATCTTAACACCTGTTCCAGTTTGGATACTGTAAAGATATTTGTTATCCTCCTGAAGTTTTTGTCCTTTTATTTCATAATCCGGTTGTTTATATTCCTCTTCTATTTTATCAACATATTTTTGTGCATTTTCTTTCATTTGAGTATAGATTGTAGTATTTTTTTTATTCGGTACATCAACCATCTCTACATCCGCCATCGTTGATCTATTAAGTAGACAGATTAAAAAATATAACCTAAACAATTTATTGGAAGGATACATAAAATGAATCCTGTAGTAGTAACCCTAACCGACTCAGGGTACTATCAAAAAGCCAAACGAACCATTATCGATGTTCGCAGTCGTGGAGAATGGAAAGGGGATCTGGTTCTCATTACTGTCGGATTTGATGCTCCTCCTAACTTTCTGGATTACTACCGAGTTATCCCCTTTCGTGTAGAGCATCTTGATACGTCGCAACTTGTAGAACAGTATAAAAAAGACCCCATTCGTCCTACTTGTGACAATCGCGAATATGGCAAATTAACACAATGGGATAAGTTTTATGTATTTGATACGTATTTTAAGAAATGGGACAGGGTGGTTTATCTTGATGCAGGGCTGCGCTGTTTTCAACCCATTTATCATCTCGCAAATCTCCCTTGCAAAAACTCCTTCATGGCCCCAGACGATGCTGCGGCGTACGATCTGGAAAAAAGATTTGGTGGGATTATTGAAACCGATCGCCATCCAGAGATTGTATCTCGCCTCTTTCAAGAATATGACCCCTCCATTCTTTTAGAGCGCTACTTTCTAAACTGCATTTGGGTGTACGATACTGCGCTTCTTCAAACCATTACATTTCAGGATTTAATGAACACCATGAATACCTACCCCATTTGCAGATGCAATGAAATGACCGTGATGAATTTGCTGTTTACCTTTAAGCATAAAGTATGGAAACCCTTTCCAGAACATATTGCAGATAATCGGACCAGACTATTTGGATGGACAGAGCGAGATCGAAATTATGGACCCTATACTACCTGGCGAGATTTCTGTTTTTTGAAGTATCCTTCCACGATTAATTTTGACTGTGAATAGTGCGAAAATAGTCATAAATCTGCGTTATCGTACAATTGTTAATCGTATCAATCTCCTCATGCTTATTTTTATCACAAAATACAAACCATTTCTTCACATTTTTCTTTGTTTGTGGTATATAACATGCATTCATTGGTCCAGAATGGACACCAACGATGTACTTGCAATGTGTAGATATCGCTCCAATATCGTACATTGTTAATCCATCTCTCATCGTACATTCAATATCAGGATGTACATGTTGTGCGGTTACAATTTTATGTTTTAGAGCCAAAAAATAACACATTTCATCCCATGTCTGTTTGTCATATGCAATCTGTCCAGATTGCGGTGGTGTGTTTAAGACTAAAATATCCACATTTTTATACTTATCAGGAAGAGCATTATATCGTTTAATAATACGTGGGTCTTCTTGATAGAGTGAAGTATTAATCTGCAGTTTATCTAGTTGCATCATTTTTAAAATATTTTTATAATACAAATTATAATAGGTATCATATAAGTAATATGGAATACCATCGATAACTGGATACTCTCCTATCCATAAATGAGTTGCATGCATAGGTGTATCTTCAATAGGTCGCAAATGAATTATATCTGTGTTTTGAAGATAGACCTCAAATTCCCTTTTATTTTTATTATAATGTTGATTATAATAATAATAGATAACAATATTAAAGTCTTGAAGAATCGGTACAAGATTCATTAAGAATTTTAGATTAGTAATAGTGTCCCCATAATGATATAAATTATAAAAATGATATTCCGTTGTCATCGTCTTATACATTTAACTGCGAATCACCTTTAAATATACGATAACTGTCAGAATCATGATGTGTAGTGGATACTTCAAAAATATCCCCTTCTTCTTCACAGATAAGCTGATGCGGCTGTCCAATTTGATTGGTAATAACATCTCCTACCATTAGGTGTTGAGTTACAATGGTTGCCGTCGCGGTATCGATGTAGTGAAACATAAATACACCGCTATCTACGTACCAGGTCTCCTGTTTTTGCATATGATAATGCATACTAAATTTACCACCCTTATGAAAGTGTAGAATTTTTCCACAGTATTTTTCATTGTTTACAAAGACAATTTCATGCCCCCATCCTTTTTGCACCATTTGCGCGCGTTTTGCTGTTTGTCCGTGCGCTTGATACTCTGATAATGGCTTTTTCCAAAAAGAATCCGAATGACAGCATTTATCATCCACAAACAAATCATAGGACGGTTTATTCATTTTAAGCGAATGGTATTTGCATCCCCATTCTGCCAATTGTTTTACAGTAAGTGCAGTATAGTCTTTTTTGGAAGCTTGACCTCGCGCGGTCCAATAGGTAATCGTTTTTCCTTCATCGTACATGCGATTGATATCTGCAATACGCTCCATTAGTGGCACAGCACGTTCATACTTATCATTACCTTCGGCTGGCGTAATGCAAATGGTATTATCAATATCAACATAAAGATTCATCTTACTATGTAAATAGCAATGAATGTTTATATTCAAGATGCGATACCGCGCATTATTCTATTAGGCGATATCATGTTGGATCATAACATTCAAGGTACAAGCCGTCGTATTGCAAATGAAGCACCTATTCCTGTTATTAATTGTGTAAAAGAGAGTTACAGTATTGGCGGGTGTGGAAACGTTCTCGCGAATATGTTTGGATTAGGAGCAAAAACAGTATTTCTGTTTTCCAGTATCGGCGAAGATAAACATGGCACACAGCTTTTATCCCTTCTGCCGGCAGATACTGTGAATTATATAACAGTAGATCCTAATACTATCACCACTACCAAGCACAGAATCTATAGTGATAAAAAACTAATGTGCAGATATGATAATGAATCCTATAAAGAAACTACCTTAGCACAAGAAGACAATATTTTAGAAAATATAACGAAAATTCTTGAAACACAGTCTATTACATCCGTTGTTTTTTCGGATTACAAAAAAGGATTCTTGACCAAATCACTTTGTCAGCGCATCATTGCACTTTGTAATCAGAAGTCTGTACCTACCATTGTGGATCCAAAACAGAATCATTATACCAACTGCACGGTAATCAAACCGAACCGAATGGAAACAAAAAATATTTTTGGTATTGAGTTAACTACAATGGAAGATGGGCATCGGTTATTACATGAAAAAACAGGATGTACAACCTCCGTTATTACCTTATCAGAAGATGGAATTAGCGCCTACTCTACTGCCGTCAATGACGGTTCATTACATTGTTATAAGGAGGAAGTCAAAGAAATTATTGATGTGACAGGTGCAGGCGATGTAGTGTGCAGTGTATTAGGTGTATATTATCCCTTCATAAAAGATATCGACCTGCTTATTAAAATTGCAAGCCATTTGGCATCTATTTCAATTAGTCATATCGGTGTATATACCATCACTCAACACGATCTCTTGCAAACCTATCGCACGATTCATCGTACCAAACAAATTCAATTGCGACATCCATTGCCACATCTTTTAGAATCATTGCGAAGCATAAATCCCATCGTATTTACAAATGGTTGCTTTGATATTCTACATTCGGCGCATCTGGAACTATTTAAATTTTGTAAAAAGATAGGAGGGATGGTTGTTGTCGGATTAAATTCAGATAATTCCATTCGTCGCTTGAAAGGCCCCACACGCCCTATTTTTAAATTAGAGGATCGAATTAAAATGTTAGAAGCACTCGAATATATTGATTTTATTATTCCCTTTGAAGAAGATACACCATTAGAACTTCTAAAAGTGCTGAAACCACATTATCTCGTAAAAGGGGGTGATTATACAAAAGAATCTATTATAGGCAAGGAATATGCAAATGAAGTACTTATTTTTGACTACATTGATGGAAAATCAACTACAAATACAATCGCAACCATCCATTCTATGTATAAAAATACAATATAAAGATTAATACATATTCTACTATAGAACATGGCCGAATTATTAAAAAAAGCATTAACGCCTTATTCTATTCCCTATCCGAAACTGCGGTTTGGAAGACAAGGGGATGGCGGTTATATTGTATTTAATCATCAATTGGAACAAATTACGAATGTATTCTCCTATGGTATAAACGACGATGTATCATTTGATTTAGATTTTACAAAATATTCCAATGCGCAAATTAATATGTTTGACCATACTATTTCAGGTTTGCCAGCATATCATCGTCAATTTAAACTGTACAAAGAGCCTGGTAGTCTTGGTACATGTATTAAACATATTACAGATATCAATTCAAATAAGAGTAATAAATTAATGCTTAAGATGGATATTGAAGGGCATGAATGGGAAATTTTTAAATATATTCCTCTGGAGTTTTTATCTATGTTTGAACAAATGGTAATTGAATTTCACAATTTGGAATTTATGCAAAACCATGTGTTTGGATTTGTTAATATGACTCAATCGGATATGACCGCTGTATTTGAACGAATTAATACTGTATTTTATCTCGGACATATTCATGGTAACAATTGTGGAGGTATCAAAGATGTACCTAATACCGTTGAATGCACCTATATTCGTAAAGATTTACTAGAATCAGTGCCCCGCGTAGAAACGATTCCCTATCCCATTGACAATTTAGATTTTAAAAATAATGTACACGAACCTGATTATCCACTACGATGGTGGTTGTAATTTACATACGCATCCAATCTGCTTCATAAATATCTTCATAGTGTTTCAGGCCAGTAGGTCCAAACCACTTGGAAGGGGCAATTACGTTCTTAGCATTGGATAACCAGGTTGTCCACCAAATAAACGTGGAGTTTGACATAATAACATTTGGAAATTGTTGCAAGAGTGCAAAGGTAGCAATATCGCTCTCTCCTTCTAATACAACATATGGTCTCTTATAGACTTCTGAAATATCCTCTTTGATCTCCTGCCAAAAATGGTTGTCATCTCCGCAGAGAAGGAAGATTGGATTTGGAACAATGTCAAGCATCTTCGCGACTGCATTTTTATAGTACGCTCCATTCAAGGGTCCGTGAAAATGAATGATATCTTGATTTTTCAAATAATCGGTTCGGCGTGCATGGAGTACTACCACGTGTTGTTTATTAGAGATCAGATGTCGGTAGGAAGATGCTATTTCTAATGAGAGTATAGGCGTAAAAAAGGATCGAATCTCTTTTTTAATCACATCATTATAAAAATACTTAGAGGTTTGCATGTAGCCATGCAAGAAGATACCTGCAGGAGTTAGAGGACCAATCTCCTTGTACTGTGTCGCACAGGATTCTTGCCAATGTTGCAACGTGGCAGGTGCACTCTGTACTAAGTAGGGCTTCATCGATTGTAAGAGTGTATCCCAATACAGAGGACGATTGCCATTTGTGGTAGTATAAATAATTTGAAGTTTTGCATTTTCCTTCTTAGCATAAGCATACGCCGCAGCGATTTGAAACAGTTGATTTCCTAGTCCACCTGAGACGGACACACACACAATCTCATTTTTAACGGATTCCTTGATTGTTTCACCAAATTCCTCATGAAAGTCCATTTTGATTTTATCAAGGAAAAGTGCAGACGTAATACGATTTGTTCCATATTGTTTTACCCATTCGTACCCTTGCTTCTGTTTCTCCTCTACCAATAACGGATTCTCTTTGTAAAATTGCATTTTCTGAACAAGATCCTCTTTTGAAGTCACATGAACAATTGCGCCATTTGTAAATTCGGCTGCAAGGGGATTTTCACACAATACAATACATCCATAAGCCAAGCCTTCAAATAGCCGTTGTGATAAGTGACCTGTTCTTATATTCTCATCACTTTGAAAGCCGAGTGCAAACATGGAACTCAAATAAATCGCGCGGCGCTCATCGTAGGATAAATAGTTGTTCCAAATCACTTGATGATAGATGCCTGTAAACTCGGACGGAATCCAGTCCATTTTGTAGCCACCCCCCATAAAGCAGTAATCCCGTTTTAAACTACGCGGATACGTTCCAATCATAGCCGGCGAATCATTTGCACGAAGTTTCAAAGGAACAAATGAAGGACTCGTCATGTATCCATAATCAGATAAACCTGGCATCCTATTCATAAAATATTCGCCTGTATGGATCATTTTAGTAAAAGGTCGAAAAGTTAAATCTCTCCAGTACCAACAAATGAAAACCGATGTAGGGCATAATAGAGCAATACGATCATACAGAGAGCGGTTATTTCGATAATTGCCTGCAGCATCATCAAGAAAAATAATACCACCATCTTCTATTTCAGAGAGGTTCTTGACAATACGAATGCTACAGTTAAAATCTTTAAATGCACCTGAAAGTTCAGAAAATACACAGTTCATTACAGGCAATGAACCTATTTCAGGAATCTGTAACAACTGGACAAGGCGTTTCATAGTATGATGTAGTGTGGAGATATAGCTTTAGATGCGCCTTTTAATTATGATTTAGAACGATGTTATAAGAAATAATATGTAACATTATCGAATAAGAATCCTTCAGGATCTCGTTTCTCTTGATTATGAATGGAATGAATATCTGGTGTTAGATTATCACGTTTCACAGCAGATGCTAATACTGCTGTACCCGAATGAAGGCATATCAATGCTTTACATGAATAAATGATATCGCAATACTCAAAAAGATTATGAACATGAATGGACTCTGTAAAGAAAGATGGAGTGGCGCGTACATTTGGAAGACTAGTTGGAATAATTTTTTTCTTTTCACATCCAGGATATTGATTAAAAATCTTTATAAATGAAGATAAAATAAAGAAATCAGAATAATCATTTGATGTTGCATTCATATCATAAATTACTGTATTTGCGAGTGCATCTATTTTTTTAGGAGTATAATAGATAACAGGATATTTATTTAACCCTTCTCTAAAACCATGGGCATGTTCAATACTTTTTATGTATTCATTGTTTATCCAATATACTCCGTTGCATGAACCTGCATTGGGTGGTAGATCCGTTACACCTTTTATATAAGGATTGAGTTTCCATGTTATATCTGCAATTTGACTATTACGATACGCATTATCAGATGAAATATATACATCATAGCCTTTTTCTGAATATAACTGTGGCAATGTGCTAAACTGTAAATTGTCGCCAAGTCCTCCCCATGGCTGTGAAATAATGATCATGTTTGGCTTGGAAATATAATTATCAAGACAGGTAACGACATCAATTGGTATATCAAATAATTTATGAATACTGTAAACAAAGCCTGATGCCCATTCATATACAGAGTATGTTTTGATGTTCTTTACTTTACTTGATATAAAAAATTCAAATAAAGAATTCTTAATTTTAGTTAATGAAGTATCATACCCAATGTGCCCAATTTCATGATGAAATATCAGCGCACTACAGTTGCGTAAGAGAGCTAATGATTTAAATGCATAAGAGTCAGATAATAATATACTATTCTCCACATTATATTTGAACAAATGATCATAATATTTATCAAGTAATGCTGGTTTAATAATGTTGGTTACTAATTCACTATCTCCCAGACGATAATGCATAATAGTCATGAAAGACAGTGGTATATTATTTGTAAGTTGATTAAAATACGAATTAAATTCTGAATTGGGTATGAAATGCCGTTTAATCATTTGTTTTATAATTGCGTCGTATTCACATACATCATATGCATCTAGACCACAATGTGCGCCCATATACACTACATCCGATGTAGTAAACATTGTATCTAAATGCATATCAATAGTATCATTCGGTATAAGTGGAATTGTATCAAGTATAGATATCATTTGTGTAGTATAGTTATGTGTCGAATGTAACAAAAAGTTAGAAATCGGATGCTGAGAAATATCGATGATCAGATGAAAAGAAAACTGTTTTGATTTTTTATACATGCCATACATTGCTCGTATCATATCACCAATTCCCCAGAAACAACTTGTTGGCGTTTGTGTATAATTATAATATTGTTGTTTTACTACAAATACGACTGTTTTTGTTTTAAATAAGTTCTCAATATGTTCCTTGTATACTAGACCAATTAGGTATTTCCCCTTGTCTGTGTAGTGTGCTAAGACGGATTCTTCTTGATATACACCTGTTTCATGTACCAAATATTCAGATGGACTTAGATATGCAATATCATATTTCAAACAAAGTCGCTCTACTAATTTAATAAGGTCATATCGTTTACCTTGCTCTTTTGTATAAATATGCGATACTACTAAAAGTTTCTTTGTTTTTGGTCCAGAATGGACCAGTTGTTTGATCCTCCAAAGATCCGCTTCTATTTCTTCATCCGTTAAATCACGCTGTACAATCGCTTTACGATCATAAAATCCATATTGTTCTTCCGATGCAATATGATGCATAAATAAATGATTCCATTCGTAGGAGATTCTACTCGCAATTTCAACAACAATTACATCTGATTCTTCATATTCTCTTTGCAGTTCTGCTTGATTTGTAATGGGTCTATTCTCTAAAATACCTGTTCGAAAACAATGTTGTGTAGTAAGGGACGAGATAGGCATGCCCTTACAGAACTCAATTGCTTGAATAATTTCTTTTGTATAGTGTGGATAAGTCAGTGCTTCTTGAATAGAAGTACCCGTATAATGTGCCAATAATGGTTGTTGTCTACATGAACCAAAGATAGTAACCTTCATAGGATATAGGATGCATTATGCTTTAGATATCATCTAAGGAATAAAACATAGTAAGTTAGTATACTATGTTTTATTGTTATATGCTCTACACAGATGAAGGGCAAACGTATATTGGCGCAACCGTTGACCCAGAACGCAGGTTAAGACAACACAATCAAGAAATTGCCGGCGGAGCCAGAGCGACAGGTATTCGCGTACATCAAGGTCAAACATGGAAACGCGCGTGCTATATCCAACATTTGCCAGAATGGCGTACTGCTCTCCAGATCGAATGGCGTTGGAAACAGTTGGGGCGAACACAGTGCAGTCATGTTCGCAATCCGATTGAACGCCGACTCCAATCATTGAAGCGGCTACTGTCTTTTGAGAAACCGACTGAAAAGGCGATTCCATACGATGCCTACCCAGATGGCAGACCAGAGATTGTTTGGGATTCAGAAGAATTGCGTGCACGCTACGAGTCGCTTTAGGCAGGTGCATACGCGCGAGGGTACGATGTTATTTCGGTCATATCATGGATGCCCTGCTTTGCAAGGTTTGCTTGAATGGCATCCTCCATTGCCTGGTCGGGTTTACGATTGGGGTCCTGCAATGGGCGTTGCCCATTGCGTATGCTCTCAAGCTTCGCTTGAGAAGGATCCTTCAAGTTTACTTTTGGTGTATCTACAAACGAATCAACTAGCGTCGGAATGAACGTGGGGGAACGCGTTGAAGACAATTGATCCATCGTTCCAGGCGACATGCCAAACGCTTCATTCCGTATAGGAGTTGAAAAATATAAAACAATGATCAAAATCACAATACATCCAAGAATAAAGTGCAAATGCATCTCTACTAACCTTTTAGAAAAAGATTACCGAAAACAAATAGTGTTTTGATTTTTGCAATTTTCGTGTTTTTGTATTTTTGTGTTTTTGTGTTTTTGTGTTTTTCGTGTTTTTTGTGTTTTTTGTGCACTTTTTTCTAAAAAGTGCAGTGCTGTAATAATCTCATAAAAATTATCGTGCGTGATAATACATGTCATCCTGGGCAAATCGGCATCTGCCAAGAAAGCGCGATCTTTCTCAGATCCCCGAGCCCTTCCGCCCCATTATTGTTCCTCGTGTGGATCGCCCCGAAGTCATCTTGTCCGAATCCTTTCAAGTAAAATACTCACGCAATTCAGACGACACCGAAAATGATCGCAACGAAGTCGTCTATCCAAATGATTCCTTTATGTCTTTATTTAAAGATTCTTATTCGAAGAAGCCAACTCAGGATCGTACTGTGTATCCCATGAAAAAGATTGAGACAGCTCCACGAATTTCCGCCATAGAACTTTCCTACAATGGAAAATCATACGTCTTTGTTATTCTACGACATCTACGTACTACTCGTGATAATGACTTATGGATTACCTCTTACAATAAAATCCGTCAATTCTATACCAATAAAATTGTGATTATTGATGATAACTCCAGCATCAATACAGTGAATGGAAAATTGGTGAATACAGAGGTCATTATGAGTGAATGGAACGGTGCTGGTGAGATTCTGCCCTATTACTATTTTTTGAAGAACAAATGGGCAGATCGCATGATCTTTTTACATGACAGCATGTTTATGCATCGTCCCTTCTCGAATACAGAGCTGGATGGGGATGTAAAGTTTCATTGGTCTTTCATGAATAAAGATCTTGGTGGAAAGTTTCCAACCTACCTGTCACTATTAAAGAATCACGAGCAGTTGTTGGAGTGCGCCAAAGGGTTGGAATGGAAGGGATGTTTTGGAGGCGCATCTATTATCGATCTGGAGATAGTTCAACAACTCGAAGAAACCTATGCAATCTTTTCAACATTGGCGTCTGTGATTCGTGTACGAAAAGAGAGAGAACTGTTTGAGCGCATTCTAGGAATTGCACTTTACCAGGGACACATGGTAGACGATGCAACATGCTCCAACTTTGGAGAGATTACAAAATATCCTGGAGCATTTGAATCGGATCATAATAATTACGAAACGGCAGCGCATCGGTTAAGCCAGGCCCGATACGATACGGCGATTATTAAAGTATGGAGAGGGCGCTAAGTGGAGGCGTTCCGCCCCCACACCCCCTACACGGATTAATTTTGCACTTTTGCACTTTTGCACTTTTGCACTTTTGCACTTTTGCACTTTTGCACTTTTGCACTTTTGCACTTTTGCACTTTTGCACTTTTGCACTTTTGCACTTTTGCACTTTTGCACTTTTGC